TCGAGACTTCAGCGTCTGTGTCATTCCCAGTGGCCACTGCCAACTATGACACCGCAGGTTCCACTGGACAGGTGGTGACGCACATCGCTTTGATGGATGCGAGCACAGGCGGCAACGTGTTGTTCTATGGAACACTGACCACTAGCAAGACAGTGAGTTCAGGAGACCAGTTCACAGTATCAAGCGGTAACCTAAGCATCAGTCTAGCGTAATCACGGAGGTAAAAACCCCGTGTCAGACACAAAACAGTTCGTCTTCGCAGAAACGATTGACGATCTACAGCAACAATATAGCCAGAGATATCAAGTAACGGCCAATGACATCACAGAGACCTCTACAGGTCCTGGTGGTGCTTGGACCGCCAGCGGCACCACCCTTGATGGTGGTGATGCCACAAGGTATGACAAGGAACTGACAAATTCCAGCGGGAACAGTGAAACACTCACATTCCCATGGGGTGATGCAATTGAATCATCCGTGCTCACCAGCAAGAATGGTATACCCTCAAGCAGATGTAGGGTAACTTTCTCCAATGCCCGTATTGACAACAATGGTTTGGTATTCTATGGTAGTTGGACCGGTGGAAGTAGTTTCCCCATCACATATGATTTCACGATCACAGAAGAAGCACTTGGCAGTGATGTCTTACATACCATTTCTATCAATGATCAATTACCAACTGGTTCCGGAAGTCGTGATTGGCCTAATCAAGCACAAATTTTTAATCTTAGATCAGATCATGTGCTTCAAGGATCAGCAGTAACCGGTGGATCCAAGAACACTCTAAGCAGTCTACAATCAACTGTCAGGGTTGGAAGTTATAACACTTCTGGATTCTTTAGCGGATGGGATCTAGTTTTCGTTCCGGAGGTGAGGGCCACTGCCACTCGTAGTTGGGAAGGCAACCTATACACCATAGACGGTGTCAACAATGACACTGTATCATTTGATCCAGCAACGAGCAGTTTAAACTGTCTTGGCGGCATCATTCAGCAAGCCGAGGCGTCATTGGCATGCCAATCCAGTCTAAACGAACAGTCCAAGAATGTTAGATTGGCCGAGGCAAACATACAGTCTGAGACCACCGCGGATTTATCAGGCAATATAAAATTCAGCATAACAAAAAATTTACCATTGGAAGCCAACATCCTGGCATCAACAGAAAATCTAGTGTTGGCATCTGGGTCACTGACCGCGGTGACTTCCTTCTCCGAGACCTCTGGTTTCACGCACGGTATAATTGAATCATTAACAGCCAACACAACTGCAGATTTCGTTGGCAACATGATCTACGACATCACTGGTGACTACACCTGGGACAGTTTTAACCTAAACAGTTACTTCGTGCAGGGTTACGCGGTAGCTGACTTCTCACTCAACCAAGGTGAATACAGTTGGACGTTCCTGGCCAACAGCACATGGGACGCTTGGCCAACAACCACCTGGATCGGTGACGAGGCCACATGGGACAACTGGCCAGACGATGTCTGGGAGACACCATATGGAGTTGACTCACTGGGTGATCTCGTGGCCACACCCACATTCCTCATCGGTGACACGGTGGCCTACACTGGCACGTTCACCATCACAGAGGACACAGCACTGGAGGAGGCCGCCGAGGCCGACCTGGATGCTGTATTCACTACCAGTTTCACTGCGTCTGGTGTCATTGACGTTGACATAGCCATGAGTGGTGCGTTCGCACCTGCTCTGACCGCCAACATCATATACGACCTAGAAGAAGAACCAATACGTATCACTGGCGCATTCACCCCTGTTCTGACCGCGAATGCGATAACTGACACTTTTGCTGACATTGATGTGGCCTTCACGTTCGCGGTTGAACCCACGTTCCGACCAGGCACCACAGCGGAACTGTATCAAGCACAATCTGAGGTTGAGATCAACCCAACATTCCGACCGAGTGGCATCGCCGCACTATTGGCGTTCGCCAGCACACTGCAGGTGGGAAGGCTGTTCTTCCAGGCGGATCCCTACTTCACTATACAGGTTTTACAGGAATCTAGACAGGTGGTGTTGCCGTTTGAAAATAGGCAAACACTTGTTAGCCAGGAAACAAGGTTAAATACCATTGGCACTGAAACAGGTGACTACCTGGTGCCGCAAGAAACTAGGAGTTTGAGATTGAGGATTCCACCATTCAAGAACAGATTCTCGACACCTAGGGTAAGACAGGAGCAATAATGGCCAACTTAACAGGATTCAAGAGAGACAACGACGGATTATACATAGACAAGGACCCGGATGCCAACGTGCAATACGGACTTGACTTCACGGACTACCTAAACTCAGGTGACACCGTGACTTCCGCGGACGTCACAATAGAGACCATCACCGGGGACAGTTCACCACTGGCTTTCCCAACAAACGAGGCCACTGATGTTTTGGTGACCGGGGGTGTGTTGGTCAGCATAAGACTGGAGGGTGGCACTGTCAACAACATCTACACGGTCAAGTGCAAGATCGTCACCACCCAAGGTGACACCGACGCGAGATCATTCAGGATAGTGGTCAAGGAGAGATTGTTGTAATGGACGCACAGAAGAAATCATACAAACTGGATCATGACCTGATCTTCAAACTGGCCTCGATGCACTGCACCTATGAAGAGATAGCGGACTGCGTGGGCACTTCAGTCACAACACTACAGAAGAGATTCAAGAACCTGATAGAGAAGGGCAAGGCTGAAGGTAAGAAGAGCCTTAGACGTGCCCAGTTCGAGAAGGCATTGGCGGGCGACGCCAGGATGCTTATGTTCCTGGGTAAGAACTGGTTGGGACAACAGGACTCACCAACTGACGAAGAATCAACGGCACCATTACCGTGGGACGAGAAATAGTCCCCCAATAACTAAACATATATGAAACTATCAACACCGCAACGCAAGGTCGCGGATGACCAAGCACGATTCCGTGTTCTTGTGACTGGCCGACGTTTCGGAAAAACTACCTTAGCAATCAGGGAACTTTGTTATCACGCCAGGATACCAGGGCGTGTGTGTTGGTATGTGGCACCATCATACCGGCAGGCCAAACAGATATGTTGGGTCAAGATCAAAGAGATACTGAAAGACCTGCGTTGGGTCAAGAAGATCAACGAGGCAGAACTCACCATAGAATTAAAGAACAAGTCAAGGATATGCCTGCGAGGTGCTGACAACAAGGACTCACTGAGGGGTGTGGGTATCGACTTCATAGTGCTGGACGAGAGCGCGGACATAGACGAGGCCGCCTGGTCGGAGGTGCTGAGGCCCACACTTTCAGACACCAAGGGATTGGCACTGTTCGCTGGCACACCAAAAGGCATGAACTGGTTCCACGACCTATACCAGAGGGGACAGGATCCCACTGAGCAGGACTGGAGCAGTTACCTATACACCACCATAGATGGCGGTTTCGTCGATGAGGGCGAGATAGAACAGGCCAAGCGGGACCTTGACGCCAAGACGTTCCGACAGGAATACCAGGCCACGTGGGAGACATACTCGGGCATAATCTACCATGGCTTCTCCATGAATGAAAACGTGAGGCATTTCGACGAGCCCTTGGACAACAGCATTTTACACATAGGCATTGACTTCAACCTTGATCCCATGAGTGCGGTGGTGGCCTACATCCAGAACGGCACCGTCTACATCATGGACGAGATCACCATATGGAGTTCCAACACGGATGAACTGTGCCAAGAGATCCACAGGAGATATCCGGGCAAGAAGATATTCTGCTATCCAGATCCAGCATCCAGGCAGAGGAAGACATCAGCGGGTGGTAGGACTGACCTTTCGATACTGCAGAACGCGGGATTCATCTGCAAGGTGCCACCAAAGCACATGGCCATCAGGGACAGGATAAACTCCGTCAACGCCAAGTTGTGTTCGGCGTCAAACGAGCGCACTGTATTCATTCATCCCAAGTGTAAGAATATGTTAAATAGCATTAGCAAACACACTTATAAAGAGGGAACCGTGTTGCCAGACAAGACACAGGGATTTGACCATATGAATGACGCATTAGGATATTTGATTTCATTTCTTTACCCAATCAGGACCGCGTATGAACAACAGGCACCCGAACGGTTCTCTATCAAAGTAGGAGCGATAAGATAATGGCACAAGACATCTACGGTTTAACCGGCACATCATTCACAGACACATCAGGCAAGACTATTTCATTACCGGTCCACCAGGACTATGATGCCTACATCCATCATTGGAAGTTCCTCAAGCGATCATACCTAGGTGGTGCTGAATACAAGAGGGGCATGTATCTAAAGAGATACCAATACGAGAACGAGGGCGAATACCTAACCAGACTATCACACGCGGCCGAGGACAACCACTGCCGTGCCATCATACAGACATTCAACGCTTTCCTATACAGACAGCAACCCAAGAGGGACTTTGGAAATCTAGAGGATTCACCTGAACTTGAACAGTTCATGAAGGACTGCGACATGGAGGGCAGGAGCTGGGATTCTTTCATGCGGGAGGTCAACATACAGAGTTCAATATATGGACACTGTTTGGTGTTGATGGACCGACCAGAGACCGTGGTGGGCACGAGGGCCGACGAGCTGGCCCAGGGCATTAGGCCTTACACAACAATATACACGCCAGAGAACATCCTGAACTGGAGATTCGTGAGACAGCCCAATGGGCACTATGAACTCACTGAACTGATGTTGTTGGAACATGATGAGAGACCTTACCAGAGGGCTGGAGAGTTCTACGTGAGGAAGTGGACACCAGACACCATAGAATTATATTCATATAATGGCAATGACGCCAAGGATCCAATGAAACAAGTGGACTCGAGACCAAACCTACTGGGCAAGGTCCCAGCGGTATGGTGCTACGCCAACAGGGGACCGATCAAGGGCATCGGTGTGTCAGACATCGATTCGATAGCACAAGCACAG